AGCAGCATATTCAGCGGATGTCAGCGCCTCACGTGCCTTCTTAGGCAGGTAGCGCTCTCCGGTGGCCTTGGGGCCTTGGGTCGATGGCTTGCCGGACTTGGTACCCCACTCCTCCTTGGTCCACTTGGACAGTGATTGCTGGGCCTTGGTCTTGGGGCCGGAGTAGCCGCCCCCGGACTTCTTGTACCGCTGGGTCGCAAGTTGGGCTTTGCGGGCAGACCACTGGCCGGGCTTACCGCCTTTGTCGCTAGCCTTTACAGCCGCAACAATGCGCTTCCACTTGCCTTCGTCTGTCCGCGCCACCTTACTTACCTTTCTTGAAGCCCTTCAGCAGTTGGGCAAAGCGAGCGCGCTGCCCCAGCTTGCCCGGAGCCTTAGCGGCCTTAGCTAGCTTCCCTGCCGGGATCGTCTTACCCTTAGCAACGCCAAGCTCCGCACGGAGTGCGCCGGGCTTCTTGATCGCCTTTTGGATGAACTTGGCTTTGCCGCCCTTCGCATAAACCTTGACGGCATTAGGGTTGTCCTTCCGCTTGATGGTCTTCGCGCCGGGCATCTTGGACGGGTTCATTGCATCCCCCATACCACGAGAGACGCGCATTAGCACATACCCCCACGGGCCATCATCTTGCCCTTGGTCTTGCCCTTCTTGGCGATACCGTCAGCACGAGCCGAAGCCGAGCCACCCTTGGCGTAGCACTTGCCGCCACCGGCCTTCTTCATCATGGCACGGCCCATGGTGTCAGCCGACTTCTTAACGAGGGCACGACCGGCCTTATCCGACTTCTTCATAACCTTGCCTCCTTTGGCACGCCCATAATCGGGACTTTTCTTGGCTTCAGCAGCGCCAGCAGCGCGGCTTTCCTTGTTGCGGCGCTCCATCTCTTCGAGGAACTTCTTGCGCTCCGGAGTCATCGGCACAGTGCTGGCTCCGCCAGTGGTCGGCTCCGGCTTAGGCTTCTTCGACGCACCGCCCGTGTTGAACTTCTTCATCTTCTTGTCAGCCATCTCAAAATCCTTTCCCACGCTCTGGGGCACCCCGACCTTCTTGGCGAACTTCGGGCTGTTGGCGACCGCCCGCATGAACTTGGCCTGCTTGGCGCTGGTGCTGGGCATTACTTCTTCCGCATCGCCTTGGTCTTGCCGCGCACAGCACATCCGTCGATGCTACCGCCCTTGGCGTACTTCTTGATCGCACCACCCTTGGCACGATCCTCACTACCCCAGTTGCGGATTACTGCGGTGGTACCCAGCGAAAGTGCGTCACCAAGACGCGTGCGGCGCGCAGCGGCAGAGTTGTCCTTGTAGCCCCCGGAGGCGTCTTTCGCCCACGGGCTCTCAGGCTTGGCAGCCTTAGGCTTCGGGGTTTCCTTCGTGAACTTTGCGACACCGTCCCGACCCTGAAATGCCTCACGATAGCCAGCGGCACGATCTGCTATGGCCTTGGCCGGAGCCGGGATTTTTGCGGGGGTCGAAGCCGGAGCCTTTGCGGGGGCCGAGCGGGCCGGAGCGGCCTTCTTCTCGCCCGCCATTTCGGTGGTGAAGCTCTTACCCTTCCACGTAAAGGTCTTGTCCCCAGCCTTACGCGCCGCAGCAAAAGCCGAACTGAACGACCCACCAGCTGCAGGCTTGCTCTCGCGGAGCCGCGAAGGTCCCTTGACGTCGATGGTGTCGGGGGTCTTCCGCATCGGGGTCTCATCCATGGTCGAGACGCTGATGTCCTTACCGAAACGCTTCTCGGCTTGGTCTTCCTTGCGATACTTCTTCAGACGGTCACGCATGATTATGCCTTCCTGAACTCGTCGAGTTTATCTTCGAGGCGCTTGAACGCGTGGTCGAAGCGCTCCCCCAACTTATCGACAGTGGTATTCATCTCCGCACGGGTCACGTGATCCCGAGCGATCTCCTCGCGAGTCCGGTTGAGGAGGATCGTGATACGATCCAACTCATCGAACTTCCCCTTAATAAGGAAAGCCATGACACCCACGATACCGCTCAGAATGACGTTCCATACCATCATCTCCATGTCAGCAGTTCCACGCCCTCAGTGATTTGTTGATCCGGCTATTCGGGTCATTAGCGGTCTTGCTGCTGGTGAGCTTCGACTTCATGCCCTTCATACGCGAGCAGAAGGACTTGCGCCGCGAGGCGTCCTTCTTGGTTTTGGGGTTCGGAGCAGGAGGCTTCAGGTTCATCCCCTGCTTCTTGGCCGACGCACGCCCTTTGGCGTTGAGGCCACCCTTGGGGTTCTTCCCCTCCTTGCGGGTCCATGCAGGGGACTTAGCCATCAGACGAACCGCCCCTTGGTCTTGCCCTTGGTAGCGCAGCCGTCGGCGCGCTTCGAGGCAGTGGAGCCACCCTTGGCCATCTTCTTGGGCTTCTTCTTGACCTCGCCGCCTTCCTTGAAGCGGAAGCCGCCACGGACGCCCATACCGGTGCCGGTCGTGCGGCCCGGAGCTACAGCGCTGGGGATGGGATTACCAACGCGTCCGACCGAGATCGACGAGCCACCGCTACGTCCGGCACCACCCAACATGTCTCCGGTCTCCATACGGCGCTGCTGCGCAATACGAAGCATCTCGGGCGTGGTCTCTACATTGCCGGGGCCGGGCCGGGGGGCGGGGCGTCCGGGCGGGAGACGATAATCACTACCACTAGGCATTACGCAACCTCCTTCACCGAAGGAGCGATCATCGGGTAGAGTACGTCCCTACCGTAATCGCCCATGTATTCCTGCACACCCATGTGGCCGAGCGAGATCGACGGATCGACCCACACTTCAAAGCCGAGCTCACGGGCACGGTCACAGAACAGGTAGTCCTCACCGATGTAGCCTTCCTCGGTGAGTTGGAAGTCGAACAGGCACGGGATCATGCGGTCCGTCTTCTTGTCGTAGTACTTCCACTCCGGGTGCACCTCGACCATCTTCTCGAAGACTTCACGGCGTACAAGCATGAAAGCAGTCGCCACGCGCTCGGCGCGGACCAGACCCATCCCGTTCATGGTCAACTCGCCGTTCTCGTCGTATTCGAGGTTGGCGATGTAGGTCTTAGTCTCGCTGCGCGTGCGCGGGACACCAGCGACAATGCCCTTCTTCGGGTCCGAGCCCCACGCCATCAGGCGCAGGATGTCATCAGGCTCAAAGTTAATGTCGCTGTCGATGAACATCAGGTAGTCACAATCCGACTCCAACATGTCCTGCGCGAGCAGGTTGCGGGCACGGGAGACTACCGAGCAGCCGCAGATAGAGCCGATATTGATACTGATGCCGTGCTGCGGAGCAGCCTGCGCAAAGCGCGCAAGCGACACGGCCAGCTTCAGCGACACCTTGAAGTCGTAGGCCGGGAGAGCAATGAAGATGCTCTTCCCGGCTAGATCATAACTTTTTTGAGCCTGCATAGGTCACCCATAGAAAATGACGGTCGATGCCGTGTTGGTCACCGTACCGTAAAGCCCATTTTCTGCAAGGATGCCCTGATCCGGGACCAGCATGTAGGTAAACCCGGCGTTAGCCGCAGTGGGAGTGTTGAGGGTAAGCAGCGTAGCGCCGGTCGCCCCATCCGTAATCACCACCGAACCAATGCTGGCTCCGTTCACGCAGTAGATGCCCTTGATACGGGCACGCCCCACGTTGTTGTCGCCCTGATCCTTAAACGCCCCCGTCGCGGTGAGCGGCTTAGTGGATTTGACGTCAGTTTGCATAGCCATAGGAAGGCCCTCCTATTGAGCTATTAGGCAACCGTGGTCAGAGCGGTCCACGTGGTCGAGCCGTTCGTATTGATATACGCGCGGTCGTTGGTGGTGCTGCCGTCGGTGCGGAGGTAGAGCGAACCCTTGGCCGCCGAAACGGTCGGAGCGCCCGAGCCGACGTAGATGCCGAGGCCAGCGGTCGAGCTGATGAGGATCGCCGACATACCACCAGCCGCCGGGGCAGTGCCGCTATCAACAGTCAGGTTACCGGTCAGCGACGTGCTGTCGCCAAAGGTGCTGTTGGTGGTGACGGTGCCGGTGGTCGAGTTGATCGAGATGGTCTGGAAGCCGTTTTCCGAACGAACCGGACCCGAGAAGTTCGTAGCAGCCATTATAAAGTACCTTTCATGTGCATGTACTTGAGCGCCAACCTACGTGTGCTCGATATGTCCCTACCCAGATGGCGGGCTCTATCTGCGTAGGATAGGTGGTCGTTATTAATTATATACCGGACGCGGTCAACAAACTCTGGGTCCGCAAAAAAGCGTGCCATCTGCGCCTGCTTTAACCTAGCACGGTACTTGGTATCGGAATAGTCGAAGCTGGTAGCGTTGCGCCCTAACCTGATCTTTTCGATTGTTGCCGTAGAGTGCGCCCTACCCCGCATGGGTGTTTTGGCGAAGTCAGCTATATTATAAACAACAGGCTCATCGAAATACGCATCCCCGCTGATAAACGCGTTTTCCAGCGTGTCTAAGTCGTCGTAGTCCTCACATACAGCGACTACCTCAAATACAAAAGCGGACTCTTTGTGCTTGTTCCACGCATTCTGAAGTCGGGGGTTACTATGGGTGCCTTTACGTAGATTACACCTATGGTCACTTATACGTTTCAATACTCGCACGGACTGCCCTACATAACACTCATTCTTATGAGTATTTACAATTTTATAAATACCTGCGTGGTCGTACTTGTATGGCATACACTAGCATATATCTTGTCTGTGCCACTTTGTATATAAAGAAAAGGGGGAGAACCGAAGCTCTCCCCCTCCCCCTGTTTCCTTAGGCAGCGCCTTCGGAACCGTACATGCCCAGCGGGTCAGACCAGCCGAACGAGTAACGCTCGCGAGCCTTGTAACGGACGTTCCCGGTGTCGAAGTCACCGTCCATCGACGTAGCCATCGGCGTACGTACGAAGTGCTTCAGACCGTTCGGCACGTCGGTGGTCAGGAACCACGCGTCGGTGTCGGTCAGGAAGTGGTTGACGGTGTAGCCTTCCGGGATCGAGCCGTTCGACTTCAGAGCGTTGATGTCGTTGTCAGCGGTGCTGACGCGCAGCTCGGTTTCGAGCAGGCGGGTAGCAACGAACATCAGGCTCGGCGGGACCACCAGCTTACGCGGCTTCGCCGCGATCAGCAGGCCACGTTCATCGGTCCAGCCCGCGATCTGAATAACGGCGGCTTCAAGCGAAGTCTCGTTAAGATCAGCCGGGGTGCTGGGGATGTTCGAGTTGGTACCACCCGAGACCAGCGGGTGCGTGGACGAGAACAGCGGCTTGCCGTCGCCACCGGGATAATCGGTGTCGAAGCCGTTGTTAAGGACCGCAGCAGCCTTGGTCTGCTTGGTGTAAGCCATGGCACGGGCCAGAGCCTTGGTGTACCGCGACGACAGCGAGTCGTACAGGTTATCTTCGATGGCTTCTTCCGTGAGCGAGAACCCGAGGGCAATCGTCTCATGGTTGTAGCGAGCCGTGAAGACTTCCTGAGCGTTGTCGTAGGCGATAGCCGAACCTTCGTTCTTAACCGGAGCAGCCGAGAAGCCCGACAGCTTGGTTTCTTCTTCGAACGAACGCTCAGAGGTTTCCGTTTCGAAAATCTCTTTG